AGGAGGGCGAACTGCCCTGCCAGTTAGGTGAGTGGGTCGCAATCAACCTGAGAGGCCACCTCACAATTCACCCAGATAAGCCACACTCAACAGTGCTAATGGTGGGCAAGGAAATAGCTGGGGCCATAGCCTTTACCGTCTGCGCTATCGCATTTGTTGTCATAATGCTGGCCATGTGATAGCCCAAAGATACTGCTCGATTAGGTCATACCTGTGACCTCATCATTAACTGGACCCACCTTGTCAGGTTTCGCACTGCGACGGTGGGTCTTTCTTTTTTCAGTGATCCACACTACATTACAAAAAATACAGCTCACCACTGAAAAGAAAGGTTAAGCAATGGCAAAAGCCAAAAATCCAATGGGCAGACCAAGATTTGAGATTACTCCAGAAGTCCTAGAGAAAACTGAAAGCCTTATGGCAAAGGGTCTAACAGTAGAGCAATGCGCTGGAATGCTGGGCATTTCTACATCAACTTTTTATCTTTATCAGGCAGAGTTTTCGGAGTTTTCGGACACTATAAAAAGAGGTCAGGCCCGTGGCATAGATGCCGTGACCAATGCACTCTTTGAAAATGCCACTGTGGATCGCAACGTGCCGTCCATCATCTTCTTTTTGAAGAACCGGGCAGGCTGGGTCGATAAGCAAGAGATCGCAGCCACGGTAGATCAGAACCACATCATAGATTTAACGAGGATTAGCGATGACCAGCTCGAATCAATTGAGGCAGCATTTAGCAGGATTGAAGATCGAACAGGTGAGAGCGGAGCGTTACCGCAGATCATTGAGGGAGTTTACGAAGGCAGCTTGGCCGACGATTGAACCGGGATCTGACTATGTTTCTGGTTGGCACTTGGATGCAATCAGTGACCACCTGCAAGCCGTGGTAAATGGCGACATAAAACGCCTGATCATTAACGTGCCGCCTAGACACTCAAAATCTATCTCTACAGCCGTTGTGCTGCCTGCATGGACTTGGACTCAACAGCCACATAAAAAATTCCTTTACGCCTCCTACAGCGCCTCTCTGTCGATCAGGGATAGCACCAAGTGCAGGAGGTTGATTGATAGCCCGTGGTATCAGGCGCACTTTGGCGACAAGTTCCACTTGAGTGGAGATATGAATCAAAAATCTAGATTTGAAAACAGTCAGAACGGCTATCGGCTCAGTACATCAGTTGCCGGGTCACTCACAGGAGAAGGTGGCGATATTATCGTCTTGGACGACGTACATAACGTAGTAGAAGCAGACAGCTCCAAGGTGCGTGAGGGCGTCCTAGAGTGGTGGGATCAGGCCATGCAGACACGCCTTAACGACCCGCGCACCGGAGCATTTGTGGTGATACAGCAACGTGTAAATGAGAGAGATATAACGGGACATATTCTGGCAAACGAGCTGGGCGATGAGTGGGATCACCTTATGCTGCCTGCTAGGTACGAAATAGGTCACCCGACACCTATGAGATCCAGCCTTGGCTTCACAGATCCGCGCACCAAGGAGGGTGAGCTGCTTTGGCCTGCACGTTTTGGCGAGAAGGAGCTATCAAAGCTAGAGCGCAGCCTTGGCTCCTACGCAGCCGCTGGGCAGCTACAGCAACGTCCTAGCCCAAAGGGTGGTGGTATCCTGAAGTCATCATGGTGGATGCCGTGGGAGAAGGCAGAAATGCCGCCAGTCGAATATGTGCTGCAATCATGGGATACCGCATTTGAGACAAAGGAAAGTTCTAGCTTTAGTGCCAGAACTACTTGGGGCGTTTTTCGTCACAAGGGCGCAATGTGTGCCATCGTGCTGGAGGCTTGGTATGACAAGGTCAGCTATCCAGAGCTACGCAAGATCGCACAGGAATCTTACGAGGAGTGGGAGCCAGATGCAGTTCTCATAGAGAAGAAGGCGTCAGGAAGTAGCCTCCTGCAAGACTTGCGTATGGCTGGAGTTCCAGTATTGGCATATTCACCAGATCGTGATAAGGAGGCGAGGGCGCATGCCAGCTCCGCACTTTTAGAAGATGGAAGAATATACTACCCATCTGACAAGCGTTGGGCGAAAGATTTAATAGATATATGTGCAGCATTCCCAGCGCATGCCAACGACGACATAGTAGACACATGCACCCAAGCGTGGTTAAGATTACGAAAGGGTTGGTTCATAGAACACAGTACCGATCCAGAAGAAGACGAAATAAACGAACCCAAGAGGATGACGATGTATGGCTGATCCAAAAATTATCCCGTTCGCTGAAGGCTTACCAGACGACAGCTTAATGGTTGAGGAGCTGCCAGACGGCGATGTTTTGGTTGGTGATCCAGAGCTGGACATGATGGACGAAGTTGATTCCGCGCAGTTCGACATAAATCTTGCAGAGACAATCGACGAGAAAGAACTATCCCGAAAAGCGCGTGAGCTGGTCAGCTTTTACGAGAATGACCGCGAAGCTAGGTCGGAGTGGCTTGAGCGCTATCAGGACGGGCTAAGAACATTAGATCCAGACGGTGGCATGGATGAGGGCGAATCTGAACGTGCCACACGCGGATTGTCCGTTGTTGTACACCCGCTGATTGCGGAAGCTGCCACACAGTTTAACGCCAAGGCAATCGCAGAGCTGTACCCGTCAGGTGGCCCAATCAAGACTGTAATCATTGGCTCTCCAGACGAAAAAATAGAAGAGCAGGGTCGCCGCGTTCGTGAGTTTATGAACTACCAGATTACCCAAGAGATGCCTGAGTATTTCCCTGACCTCGACCAGATGCTGTTTCACCTACCGCTGATCGGCCACACGTTTAAGAAAGTCTGGTGGGACGCTAACCTAGACCGCCAGTGCAGCCAGTTCGTAAAGGCTGAAGATTTCGTCGTGGCCCCTGAGAGCAAAGATTTATACACCAGCCCACGCTACACCCACGTCATCCGCATGCCGAAGAATGACTTCAACCGCTACGTCAAGAACGGATACTACCTGCCGACAACGTATGGGTCAGGCGATAGCATGGACCCGTCAGGCGATGTAATAGGTGAGATCGAAGGTGTCGATCAGTACGACGACAGCAATGATGATGTAATGACACTGCTAGAAATGCACGTTTACGATTTGTTCGATGGCATTGATGGCGAGGAAATGGATGACGGCGAGGACGATGACAACGCAGTCGCAATCCCATACGTGATCACAATCGACTATGAAAACCAGAACGTCGTATCGGTTCGCCGTAACTGGCGCGAAGAAGATGAAATGAAGAAACGCCGTGACTGGTTTGTGAGCTATAAGTTCCTGCCCGGTCTAGGCTTCTACGGCTTTGGTTTGTACCACATGATCGGTGGACTGGGTAAGGCGGCGACTGGATCGCTCCGCGCCCTTCTCGACAGTGCAGCCTTCTCGAATATGCAGGGTGGCTTTAAGCTGCGTGGCCGTGTTCAAGGTGGCGATATGCAGATTAGCCCCGGTGAATTTGTAGACCTCGACAGCACAGTCGATGATGTGAACAAGGCCATTATGCCACTGCCGTTTAAGGAGCCGTCAGGTTCCCTGTTTAACTTGCTTGGCTATATGGTCGATGCAGGCCAGAGATTTGCCAGCACAGCAGATTTAAACATTGGTGACGTAAATCCTAACGCCCCAGTCGGCTCAACGGTTGCGTTAATCGAACAAGGATCGAAGGCATTTAGTGCAATTCACAAGCGGCTGCATTACGCGCAGGGTCAAGAGTTTAAACTCCTTGCGGACCTGAACGCTGAGAACCTCCCCGATGAGTTCAGTTTTTCGCAGGCTGGAGCTGCGGAGACTATCTATCGTACCGACTTTGATGATCGGATCGACATTGTCCCAGTGTCTGATCCTAACATCTTCTCGACAGCCCAGCGCATAGCGCAGGCACAAGCTGTCTTGGAAATGGCGCGATCAGCTCCGCAGTTCCACGACCTATACGCTGCCTACAAGCGGATGTATGAGGCGATCCGCATTCCTAACATCGAAGAGATACTCAAGAAGCCAGAAGACGCTGTTCAGATGGACCCTATCGATGAAAACATGAGCGTCCTATATGGCAAGCCAATCCGCGCCTTCCCAGATCAGGACCACGAATCGCACATCGCGGTTCATATGCAATTCATGCAAGACCCATCACTGGCAGGTAATCCCGGCGCGGCAGCTATGCAGCCCGTCTTGATTGCCCACATTGCTGAACACATTGCGCTGCTTTATCGTCAGCGGATGGAGGCAAGCATTGCTATACCGATGCCGCCACTGCCAAACTTCAAAGATCCAGAGTTTAAGTTTGAGGCTGTTGATCCTAAGATGGATCGCCTAATTAGCCAACGTGCGGCACAGGTCGTTCAGGCTTCACCACAGATGAAGCAAATACAGGCACTGGTTGGCGGTCAAAAAGGACAGGAGCAGGGCAATCCGCTGCAATATGCACAGCAGTTAGCGCAGCTTGAGACAGAGGCTCTGAAGGCCCGTACAACGGCCCAGATCGAAGCTGACCAAGCCAAGGCGAAGTCCAGCATTGAGATCAAGCAGGCAGAGGCCCGTCAGGACATGGAGATCGACGCAGCCAAGGCGCAGCAAGATATGCAGGCCAAGATCACCAAGTTGCAGGCAGAGTTGCAGCTTGAGCGCGAGAAGAACCAAGCTAAAATTCAGATGGAGGCAATGAAGAATGTACAGCCTACCACCGATTAATCCCGAAGCATTTGGCGGCTTACCACAGGAAGGCCCACCCCAAGCTGGAGGCCCACCGCCACAGGGTGGCCCAGATGGTGGCCCACCAATGGATATGAACAAATATTTGATCGACAAGGTTATGGAGATCAAGCGACGTATGGGTAGTGGCGGTGGAGATGGAGCTGGTGCGCTGGGCGCAATATCAGACGCCATGATGCAGCAACCGCAGCCACAACCACAACCGCAACAGCCACCGCAGCCACAACCGATGAGGGCGTAATGAACAATAATTTTATGGGTCGAGTGAACAAAATTGTTCAAGAAGATAAAGCCAGAATGAATAGGGCTTCTCCACCATTACCACCATACCCAGACGCAGGCATTGGTGCGCTAGAGAACGTGGCTAATGGCGTCCCACGGCAGGCACAACTAATGAACCAGCCACACATGCTGGCGTACATCAACCCACAGGAAGAGCAGATGTTGCGTGATATGGGCGGCGCAGGATTGCCCGGCCCCGATGGCGTTCCTGTTTATGGGTTTTTGGATTGGGTAAGCGATACAGCAAGCAATATTGGCGGTGCTATAAAAGATACTTACAACGAGGTCATAAGTCTCGGCGACGCGGTGACTGAAACGTATAACACCACCCCGACAGTTACAACCAACACCAATACTGGCAATAACACCAACACCACTACTGGCACTGGCGCTGTGCCTGTGGCTGACACCACCACTGGCAGTAATACTATTCTGCAAGACCTGACAAACCTTGTCACGTTTGCTGGCAATAAATCTTATGTTGATGGGAAAGAAATCACTGTTAATAATCTGGGGCAGAACTTTGCAAACTTTATAGATAACAATGACAATCTTGAATATGTAAATAACATATTAATAGATAAAACCACTGGAGTAGAGGCAGTAGGAACGCAGGCACAAGAGGCGTTTATGAATACTGGTGAAGGCTCTCAAGTCGCAATACGCGCCGCAGAAGCGGATGCGGCTGGGGTTGGCCTTTCGTATGCGGAAGGTTTGCCAGTGTACACAGACAGCAAAGGTGGCACTCACTCAACGCAGGCAGCGGCAGTGGATAAGAACACCAACATATCAGACGAAGCAAATAGAGTTTTTGCTATAAACTCTGGGATTAAAGTTGTTGCTGGATCAGGCCCATTTAAAACATTTAATTATAAATTTGAAGATGA